TAGCCATAAATGCGAAAGCAAATCGTGCCCATACACCAAAGTTATAGTTACAATATGCACCCGCTATTTCAGTTCCTATATCGTAATTAATCAAATCATTATCACCGGGATTATTATACCAAAAAAGTATTTCATCCGGTGGTAATGTTTGATTTTTAAGAGCCTCTAATTGTTCATTAAGATTCTCTGCTCTTTTGTAACCATTTAATATAACTGTTATCATAATTCTCTTTTTATTCTTTGTAACCACACTTCTTTTGAGAAACAAGCTTCATAATTAGCCTTAGCCATTTCTGAACACTCATTGTAAAAATCCTTATCTTCTTTTAATTGTATTGCCAATTCTCTTGCAGTTTCTAAATCGGTAACAGCTACCGATAACGATGGGTGGCAAAGTAATTGAGTATCTACATCAGCGTTACCAATACAAGGAATACCAAAGTATGCACAATTCAAAGCAAATGTACCAGCTGCTACCGTTGGCATCATATGAACTCCGTATTTAAATGTTGATAGATTTTGCATCCACTCATTCCACATCATACGTGGTAAATGGTTTAAGTTATCAACTACATTCTCATTCTCTCTCATAGCATGTGATGTTTGAGCCCAAATAGGAACTTCAAAATTACCAGCTATCATATAACTTTCAAATCCACCATACCATCTAGCAAAGTTACCACCTATAATTGCTTTGTCTTCTTTCGTAGGTATTATATCTTTGATTAGAGTATCAATCATTAGTGTACCAATAGGTCTTACAGGTTTGTTTGGAAACAATCCTTTGTAATAATATACATCAGATTCATTATGTGTAAAAATCGAATCACAAGATTGTAAAAAGTTATAGAAATAAATTTGGTCTGCTATCTCATAATCATTATACCACCAATGAGGTCCTTCTTGAATATAATGAACCGAACCATTTCCTTTTGCTTTTATTTTACCAACAATATCTTGCTGAAGTAATTCTGAAAATGGATTAGTTCCATTTACTAATTTACTACCTTCCGAACTTAAGAATGTTTTACCTTTTGGAAATATAACAAATACATGGTCATAACCTGTTAAGTTTTTATCTGCGCCAAACAAATGAATATTAAAATGGTCAGCATCTAGTGCATGCATCCAAGCAAACTCCGTTCTCATATTTGGGTGGGTAGCTGGAATTTTACCAAGAAATCCCATTTCAGTTAGGAAAGCTATCTTAGATTGTATCATATAAAGCGTTTTGTTTTTCTTGTCTTTCAATTTGCTTGTGATGATATAAACAATAAATTTCTTCTTGAGGAAGAACTGAAAGTGTATTGTATCCTACAATTCTTTCATGCACTTTTCCCTGCCATTCAATTTCAGAAGTTCTTCTATAAAGACGTGTTTGATAATCGGGAAAGTTTACCCATCCATTTTCGTTTACCTTCCATCCCCATTTTTGAATATGAGTATCAGTCAATCCATTTACGGTATTAATTCTAGGAACAAAGAAAAGGTCTACATCTTTATTATATTCTAAAAAAGTATGTATATTTTCAACCAAATATTCAGATGGCATCTCATCCGCATCTATTTGAAATATAAAAATTCCGCTTGCATGATTTTTTAAATTATTTTTATATGAAGCAAAATCCTTATTTAGTGCAAATGGTATAACCTTTATATTATTGTGCAATTGATTAATAATTGCCAAATAATCTTTTACCTGAGAACTAACCGAATCGGTATCATATTGTATTAAAATCTCATCTTCAGATTTTATTCTAGGGTGTAGAAAATTTATTAAGTTAGTAATTTCAACAAGTTCATTACAAACTGTTATTGCGTATGTAACATTTATCATAGGTACAAATATAATACTTTTTTTTTAATTTACCAAATATAATTTATGTATATGTATATATAGATATAAATATAAGATTTTAAGTTAAAACAATAAAAAATGGGTAACTTTTTTTAGTTACCCATTAGATTTATTTTATTTAATTACTATTAGTAAGTTTGAACAGTTACCCAAGTTGAACCATTATGGAACATTAAATATGCATTACCTGTTGAACCAGATGCGTATAACATACCACCTTGCCCAGTTGGTGGATATTGATTAGGAATAAGATGAATTCCAGAATACAAATCAACAGAACCACTAACCGTTAATATTTTTTGAGTTGGTTCAAATCTTAAATCAGCTTCAACATATCCACCTGATGTTGCGTTATGATATGTAATAAGCCCATTATCAGTTGTACCATTTAGTACTAGCAATCCGTTTGTACCACTAACTCCAGAAGTTCCAGATGTACCACTTGTACCACCGCCACCAGTTAAACCGGATGTACCACTACTTCCCGAAGTTCCAGATGAACCATTATCCCCAGGTGCACCGCTAGTACCACTTGTTCCAGATGTACCAGCAGAACCAAATCCGTCTGTTCCATTCACACCAGATGTACCCGATGAACCATTTGAACCTGCTAATCCGCTTGTTCCCGAAGTCCCAGATGAACCTGATGTTCCGGCTCCACCAACAACTCCAGAAGTTCCAGAAGAACCGCTTGTACCGGATGAACCATCATTACCAACACCATTAACACCAGAAGTACCACTTGTACCAGAAGTACCACCACCACCAGCAGCTCCGGTATTTTCTACTCTCACACTACCACCACCCAAATCAGAAATTGAAAAAGCAGAACCACTAAATGCAATAGTTGTTACATTTTGTAAATTAAATGCACCAAATGATGCACCACTATAATTTCTTACAGATAAAGATGCTCCAAAAGAAGATGTTGGTACTAATCTAGTAATGTTACCAGCACCACCAACCCATGTATATCCACTTGCCAATGATGCGGAGAATGAGCCAGATAATTGAACATCGTTTCCTGTACCATATGCATTTGATGTTCCGATTTGAGCAAATATACCACTACCAAATGATGAAGTTGCTACTAATGTAGTCACACCACCAGCACCACCAACCCAAGCATATCCACTTGCTAATGAAGCGGTTAATGTACTTGATGCAGAAACACGACCAGTTACTGTCAATAAACTACCATCAAATAATAAGTTAGTATTTACCGTTGAGTTTGGTACATTAAATGTAACTACTCCATTTAAAGTAAATCCATTTAAAGTTAATGCACCAGCCGTTAAAGAAGATGTTGTAACTAATCTTGAAACATTACCAGGTCCACCAACCCACATATAACCATTTGCTAAAGATGCGGATAAAGAACCTGTAATTTGTATATCATTTGTTGTTGCGTAGAATGAACCAGTTTGTACAAAAATACCACTACCACCACCAGCTCCAAATCCTAATGCGGTAATCTGAGCTGCTCCAGATATAATTGCTGAATTTTTAAGAGATGCCGTATATGCTTCTAATCCATTTATTTCCGCTCTAATAGAACCCGTAAATGTATTTAATGATGCAGTTGTTTGCCATACTCTTGCTAAAGATGCAGTTGTAATATTAAGAGATGCAGTTGTTTGTTGTAATCTTTGAATCGTTGCATCAGTTGAACCAGTATATGTGTTTAAAGATGCAGTTGTTTGTTGTAATCTTTGAATTCTTGCATCAGTTGAACCAGTATATGTATTTAAAGAAGCCGTTGCTTGCTGTAACGTAGCTATTTGAGTTGCAGCTGAGCCAGTAAATGCGTTAAGTAAACTTATATCAGTAACAGAAGTACCAGATGTACCACCACTACCAGCAGTTCCGTTTGTACCAGAAACGCCAGATGTACCGCTTGTACCAGACGTTCCAGATGAACCACCACTACCAGCAGTAGAATTTGTTCCAGATATTCCAGAAGTACCAGAAGTACCAGATGAACCACCACTACCAGCAGTACCTGTTGTACCAGATGTACCTGCTTGCCCAGTTGCTCCAGCTGTATTAATATACCAAGAAGAAATTCCGGTAGTACTACCAACAATAGAAGTTACATTAACAACAAACGAACCATTACCACTATTGTAAGATACAACAGTTGCATTTAATACATTATTAGAATCATAAGATATGATTGTTTGTTGGCCAGGTGTCCATTTTAACCCAGTACCTATTGTAAAAGTCTTTGAACCTAAAGATACATCATGTGTAGTATTTGATGTGGATGCATAACGGTCGCCATCTGAACCAGATGTGCCCGATGTACCAGATGTACCACCACTACCAGCAGTACCGGTAGAACCAGTTGCACCTGATGTTCCTGAAGTTCCTGATGTACCAGCCGTACCACCGCTACCAGCCGTTCCTGATGTACCTGCTAAAATTTGGGCTTGTAAATAATCCAAATTGTCATCCATCTCCTGTGCGCTTAGCGGAGACCCCTTTGATAAACGTTTAACTAATGCCATTTTATATTATGTTGCGTATTTTGAGATTTATACACAAGTAAATATAATTAAAAGGTAAAAGAAGAAGATTGTACCTATTTAATATATTGAGTTAATACTTCTTTTTTGAACTTTACCAATTCAATGTTTTTTATGTTTTTGGTAATATAAGTTCTGTAAGTAGGTATATTTTGATTATATATCCTACTTTGGGCCACAAATTGATTGAATATTTTACGTCCATCTTTGTTATCAAGAATTAAAATATCTTCCAATCTTTCGGATTCAGTTATTAAATTTTCAGTAATAGCGGGTTTATAAAGTTTTTTTAACCACCTAAAAAACTCCTTTGGCTTAACTAAACTAATTTTTAAAGCAGATATAACTTTTGTTGGAGATATTCCTATAACAAAAATGTAAGATGTTTCCACACCTGCTAAACTTTTTGTTTTACCATCTTTGTAAGTATAACTATTAATTTTATATATGTTTCTAGGTCTTATCAAATTTTTAGAAACATTTTCTTCATACTCAATTAATGGTATATACTCTTTTGAAAATGGCATTTTATAGTTTATTTAATTTTGGTATTTGAATCTTAGCTTTGTTAAGCTGCGGAACATTAAATGGAACAACTTTAGGAGTTGCTTTTACATAAGTATCCATAATTTCAGTAAATCTATCATGCATTTTTTCTAATGTAAAATTTTTCAAAGTATTTTCTTTTAATCCCTGTGATTTAGAAAGGTAAGTATCATACTTTTTATAAACATCATACATTTTATTAGCTGCTGATGAATAATTTACAGTAAACCATTGTGCTTCTTTCATAATGAATTGGTCAGCTGCGGATTCATCTACTGCTGTTAAACTACCTTCCAATAAAACTGCATGTTCTGCTGGTAGGAAATCTATTTGTCCACTCCATCCACTTGCTATAAGTGGTTTACCTGTCAAAGTAAACTCAGCCATTGGTCTACCATATCCCTCACCTTTAGCAAATGAAATCATTGCTTTAACTTTTGGATGATGGTATAAATTACTCATATCACTTTCTTCCATATCACCATGTATCAAATATACAGATGGAGATTTATCACCAAATGATTTTAATACTTCATCAATCTTTCTACGAGTTTCCTCTCTATCAATTACACTAAATCCAGCATGAGATGTTTTTAATAAAAGAGCAGGTTGTTTATCTTTTGGTAGGTATTGAAACACTGTTGCAAATGTTTTAATTACCATTCCAATATCTTTTCTATCTTGTCCCAATGAACCTTTCAACCAATGTCCAACAGTTAGGAAACAAAAATCTTCTTTTACGTTTTCTAAAACATCTTTACCATTTCCATTAGAAAATATTTCAGTATCAACACCTTCAAATAGAACTTCGATTGGTCTTTGTATTTTAAACTCACCCACAATCTGTCCAGTTGTTTGGTCCTTTTGTTGATATACAGTTCCGCCTAAATTTTGTTTTGTAAAATTAGATGGTACTAAAATTAAATCCATTTTGTTAGAACCATCTATAAAATCTTTTGGTGCAATTGTAGTTTCAACTCCAGCAGTAATACCAATATTGTAATGTCCCTTTGGTTCAAATTCATTTGCTACTGAAATTTGCATGAATACATCAGGCTTTTCTCCAATCTCTCCGATAACTCTTTCTAACATCCAACGGCCAAATTCGTCTTGGTCACTAACTTGGTTTTGTGGTGTGTTACCCCAACGAAGTGGAATAATTTTTATATCGTACTTATCCATTTTACGAAGTGATTTCATCAAATCTCTACAATGGTCACCATATCCACTTCTAGTAAAAATAGGTCCTTGAAATACTAATGTTGGTTTGCTCATATACTATAACTTATTTAACTTTAAATACCTCAAATCTTTGGCGAGGTTTCCAATTTTCAAATGTAGATTCAATTCCATCCACTAATGTTTGACACATATTTGTATGTGATAAACCAGCTTCATTAATAAAGAATTCTCTACCAATTAAAGCATTTGCTTTTCTTTCTTCTTTAGGTGTGTTGTACATTTTTTCGATTGCATCCGCAACATCATGTAAATCAACTCTATCATCCCAAATATAAGGAGTTGGAACTGAACCTGCTAATGCCAATGCTCTACTCCAAACAGGAATAGCCCAAGGACCAGGTTTTGCTTTTTCTTCCCACTTTCTCCACTCATGCAGAGAACCAATTTTTATATAATCATCTGCAACTAATACATTACCCTCAACTTTAAATCCACATTGGTCTTGCAATCCGCCTGTTACGTTTACGATGATTGGAGTTCCTGCCATTACCGATTCTGCAGTTGCTAATCCAAATCCTTCGTTGTTAGCGATGTTAATTGTTGCATCTACCATATTGTAGATAAGATTTAACTCTTGTTGAGGTCTTCTCTTTTCCGAAAATTTAATATTAACATCAGGTGCAATTGCTTCAATAACTGCCGGTAAATCCGTACCATTATCATCCACAGGTTGAGTGTGCATTAATAACAAACACTTATCTGCTTTTTCTTTACCAATTCTATCACAAAATAATTTATATGCATAGATTACATCAGATGGTTGCTTTCTTCTAATATTGCGATTTGACCAATAAAGAATGAAATCATATTTTTTATCACCAACAACATCTTTGTAAAATTCATCAGATACATCAGCTGGTTTGTATATATCAGTATTAATACCATGTGGTACATAACTTACTTGCCAATCTGCTTTTGGTTTCCAAGTTGGTTTATCAACTCTAGCACCAATTCTTTTAATAATACCATAAGTTTGGCGAGAGATACAACCAATCCAATCACAACTTTCATAGAAGTTACGATTATACATTGGGTCTGGCAAATCATCCCAAATTGCGTAGAATAAAAGAGGAACATTTTGTCTGATTTCATGCTCTATATCATACAACCATGTCCAATAGCGAGGGTCAGTAAAGTGTAGGATAGCATCAGGTCTTTCTGAATGCGATACCACTCGCCATTCTTAAATCATCTGAAAGTAACAATATTTTTTTCTTTGCCATAACTAATTTTAAAATTGTGAACCTGAAATTTGAAGTTTTGCGTATTCATTCATTTCTTTTCTGAATTCCTCATCATTAACATATCTTTCGACTGTTCTATTGACTAATTTTTGTAAAGTAACATCCGAATTAAATGATACTTTTTTAAACGATGAATATACATCTTTCAAGATTTTCACAGTTGTTAATTTTGTGTTTTCTTGATTCATTGTAATATCTATTTTATATATTTGTATATATAAGTATATTACAACAAGAAAAAAGAATAAGTTTTTAAAAACTTTTTTTATTTATCAGCCTTACCATCACAGTGTTTTCCTAAAAATTCACACCATTTACAATTCTTTTTGTTTTGACCCGGTACTTTAGGAAATTTAATATCTTTGTAAGTACCATCATCATTAAAGACCGTATTGATGAATTCCATAAATTCATCATGTGCTTTTGTAACAGATGGTGCACCATTCGATGGGGCGTGTTTTGATATATAAGGAACTGGAAATGCCGAATCTTCGGGCAACTTCCTTCTCATAATCTGATATTCAACTCTAATCTTTTGTAAAGGAATGTTAAATAATTCAGAATAGTATTTTTTATACAAAAGGATTTGTGCGTTTTTAAACTTATCCGCCTTCTGATATTGATTCCAACCCTGTGTTGATGTTTTAAGGTCAATAATTATAATTGAATTCTCAGCCATATCTCTAAGAACAATATCTATGAATCCAATAAAGTGAACACCTTCTTTAATTTTAGCGTTCAATGGAATCTCAATACCAACTAATTCAAATCCTGATTTAGAATAGAACTTGTTAAGATTCTTTTTTAACCACTCCAATATTCTTCTACCATCACCATAAAATTCTTCTAATTCAATTTGGGTACAAGGTGCACCTTCACTAAGAGCTTCTCTTTCTTTCGTAAAGTTTTCTTTCATCCTATCCAATAATAACTTATCCAAATCAATCTCATCAGCTTGCTTTTTGGATACACCATACATTACTGAAAGGTAGTGTTGGATAGTTTCATGCATTGAACTACCAAATATAGTGTGAATGTTACCAGAACTTTCACCTAATTTATCTATATAATTTAATTTATATTGTTGCGGGCAGCTACTCCACATTGAGTACTGCGAAAATGATACTTTTGCCATAATGTAAAGATACGAAAATTATCCGATATTACCAATTAAATTTTCAACTTTAATTTAGTAATTTGCTTAGGGTCAGTGCCATAAGCTTCCGCAATTTCTTTGATATGAGTTTTACCTGCGGTTGTTTGGTAAAGTATATGAACATAATCTTCAGCCTCTAACTTAGATACTTCATAGTATTTAGCTATTAACTCAATTACCCAACCTTCGTACTTATCTGCCGAAGCTGGTTTCATATATTTTAAAAATGCTCTTGTCTTTGGTATTAATCCAATCAACGCAAGATACATTGCTTTTGGTGGAGCCTCCTGAATGTAAGGTGATATATCTGCTATCAATTCAATCCAATCCGGCTTCATAGAAAGAAAACGGAGTATCATATAGTTACTCCATGTTTTTTTATCACTTTCATCAAGCTTATCCCAATACTTTGGGTCTTTATCTTGTGTTATTGCGTTAATATGGTCAAATAAAGTTTTAGCCATTTGTATCTAAATCTATTTTTGGTTGAGATGACATTTTATCTTTTGCTTCCAATGCTCTTAATTCAAGCGGTTTAAGTGGTTCAAATTCTTCACCACAACTTCCACATATAACTAAATCAAAAGGTATAACCATATCCTGTGCTCCACCAAATGATAACTTTGATAATCTTCTTACTTTAACAGTTGGTATGAATTTATCATATCCACATTCACACACCATTGGTACTGATTGTGATATATCAACTTTTGGATTTGTTCCTCCGGGCATTTGTGGTAGTTCACCTTGTCCAATAATGTTTGCCATATTATATTACGTTTAAAATTTGTATTAGTGTTGATGCTGCTATAATTTCTTTATCAATTGCTACCGCAGATTTAGCAATACTATCACCTAAGATAAGAATTACACCGGATGTATTATCAGCTGCATATTCATCTACTTTATCATAAAGAAGTGTGTACAATTCTGAAAATTCTGATGCTCTACTATCAATAATAGCCTGTCTTAGTTTCATATATTTATTTCTCTTATCATCATTTGATTTAAGAATATCCAATACTTTTAACTTATAATCATTTTCTAATAGATTTTGTACATCTACTTTCAACTTACCTTTATGAGAATTCAATTGGCAAGTGTTGATTACTTTACGAATATCAGGGTAACTAGCATCAATGATTGGAACTAAATCTTTTACATCAAACTCGACACCTTCAGCTTTCAAAATTTTACTCATTTGGATAGCCACATCTTTTTTAGTTGGTGGGATAATTTGGAAAGATTGACATCTACTTTGAATTGGTTCAATTACTTTCTCCACATAGTTACAAGTCAAAATGAATCGGCAATGTTTACTAAATGTTTCCATTAAGTTTCTTAGGATAGCCTGAGCGTTTTGTGACATGTAATCAAACTCATCCATTATAATAATCTTAAATGGCTTGAATCCCATTGATGATGCAAAGTTCTTTACTTTGTTACGAACTGTATCTACATTGTTTTCATCCGATGCGTTAATAATGATGTAATCACAATCTAATGAATTAACAATCAATTTTGCTAATGTGGTTTTACCCGTACCCGCTCTACCATAAAGTAACAGATGCGGTACATCACCACTTTCTAAATAAGTTTCTACTTTTGATTTTAAGTGCTCATTACCTACATAATCTTCTAACTTATTAGGTCTATATTTTTCAACCCACAATGAGTGGTTGTTTTCTTCTTGCTGATATTCGAACATAATTTTTTTATTTTCCAGTTGAACCGAATCCACCTTCACCTCTTTCGGTATTTGATAAGTCATCTACTTCTACAAATTCAATTGGTGGATATGGTATAATCATAATTTGTGCACCTCTGTCACCCACTTCGTATTTGTGTAAGCCTGTTTTTTTAAATGTTGCTTGAAGTTCACCTCTATATCCACTATCAATTACACCTACCGCATTTGATAAAATCAAATCGTATTTTCTAATCGATGAACGAGGGAATACTAATCCTACAAATCCATTTGGTATCTCTAAAGATATTCCAAATCCATAGGATATATCTTCTTTGCTTTCATTAATGATTGATGTAATCACCAAATCCATTCCAGCATCACCTTCTTTGGCGTATGTTGGAATTACTGCATTAGGCTTCAGTTTCTTTATCTTCACTTCCATTTTGTAAATTTTTAATAGCTTCTCTTTGTTTTTCTCTTAGTTCTTTACCTTCGGATGAAATCTCTCTAGCAAATATTTTAAATATTTTACCAGTCTTTCCATTTTGAAAAGTAATATAAGAATCTTTAACATTGGTAATTGTACCATATTATTTTGTTTTTATCTTCCTACTTCTGATAGGTATTTTGCTTTCATTTCTTCCCAACTAATTCCGATAGCATCTATGTAGAATAAGTGTTCAGGTTTAATTCTTCCTTCATCATGTAGTTTTGTATATCTACTGATTGCGTGTTTCTTCCACCATTTGTTGATGTATTCAGTACCTTGCTTAAATTTATCTTTAAGGATTAATTGGTCTTCGGTAATTTTATCACAAAGGAAATCAGTACCATTTTCATACATCATAGCCATATACACACCTCTCTTAAATCCGTGATGATATTCAGTTGCTTTGATACCACACTCCTTAAAGATTTGTCCTAATATCTTTTGTTTGATACCACTAACAGGTCCGTTAGCTTCATATCCCATATTAGCACCATTACGAGCTCTCTCATCTGAAATGTTATCTTTGTACCATTCAGCACGATTTTCTTTTAACCATTGATGCCAAGGGTCATAATACTTATCATCCGGCTTAATACTAATTTTACCAGCTGATTCTCCTAATGTTTTAAATAAAGGGATACCATTGTATTGAGAATGAATACCATACAAAGATGTTGTACCTACTGCTATAAGAACGTTTTCATATTTTTTCTTCCAATACTCTCTAACTTCAGGCACCGTAGTCATCATAGCGATTAACTTACCACCTAAGAAGTTATATCCTAAAGGTTGAGTACATACAATAGTTGAAGCAATAGTTGTGTTGTTTAACTTACCCTTCTGAAACTTATCTTCTTTTGTCCAACCAATAAAGTTATCTCTCACACCCAACGCAGTTACATCGGATGCCAATGATATTTGTCCTAATAGTTTTCCACTTGTCCTATCCTTTACATTAATCTTTACATTACGACCAGGGTTTGCTGTAAAATCCATTGTGTGAATCATACGTCTTACCGCTGCCCATTTAGTAGATTCCTTTGGGTCATCAACAATCTCAACGTAAGGGTCTAACGATTCAATTTCTTTTATCGTTAGCTCCTTATTGTTGATATCAGTTGGTTTCCATTGGGTATCATAATAAGATGCTATTTGGGCTTTAGCCTGAATCATTGATGGTTCTTGCAACTCCACCCACTTTTTATATAGTGTTTGTTCTTGCACAGACATCGTCATCAGATAGTCCATATTTTCTTTTAACTTTGCTTTTTCAGATTCAAAGTCAAAGACAGGTTTTTGTGGTTCAGTATCCCAAAAGCTCATAATAATTA